AACTTCGCGATGGAGAACATTCAGCAGACGGTGAACGGCACCGCCGCCAACAGCGGCCGCGTGTCCGTGACCATTGCCCGCAACGGCGACCTGGTCGGCAACATGTACGTTGCCCTGACCCCAGCTGCCGTGGCAACCGCCAACCTGACCTCCGGTGTGTCCACCTACGACAACAACTGGCTGGCTGAGCGTGCCATCGCCGCCGTTGAGCTGACCATCGGTGGCCAGCGCATCGACAAGCACTACCAGACCTGGTTCCGCCTGTACGCCGAGACCTTCCTGGGCGAGAGCGACAAGATCAGCTACGGCAAGCTGACCTCCGCAGGCACCATCCTGGCAACCACCTCCGCCACCCGCGTGTACCTGCCCCTGCTGTTCTTCTTCAACCGCAACCCAGGCCTGTACCTGCCCCTGATTGCCCTGCAGTACCACGAGGTCCGCATGGACTTCGACCTGACTGCCTACTACCAGAACTACTTCGGCACCAACGCCGTTGAGGTGTGGGCCAACTACGTGTACCTGGACACTGAGGAGCGCCGCCGCTTCGCCCAGAAGGGCCACGAGTACCTGATCGAGCAGGTGCAGCACACCGGCGGTGACAGCATCACCAACTCCACCGAGACTGGCCCCTCCCTGGTGCGCCTGTCCTTCAACCACCCAGTGAAGGAGCTGATCTGGTGCTACACCAACCCAGCCACGACCCTGACCACCAACCTGAACGCCATGTGGAACTTCACCACCTGCACTTCCAACGTGCAGCTGACCCTGAACCCCCTGGCCAACGCCGCAGTCGGCTCCCTGCAGTACCTGCCCCACACTCTGGGTGCTCCCCGTCTGCTGGCCAACGCCACCCCCGCCAGCTACGCCAGCTACTGGGTGGAGGAGGGCGACCGCACCGGCGGTATCACCGAGGTCGGCCCCCTGCACCAGTTCAAGCTGGTGCTCAACGGCCAGGACCGCTTCAAGGAGCAGCTGGGCAAGTACTTCAACCAGTACCAGCCACTGGTGTACCACACCGGCACGCCCTACCCAGGCATCTACGTGTACTCCTTCGCTCTGCAGCCCGAGGAGCACCAGCCAACCGGCACTTGCAACTTCTCTCGCATTGACAACGCTCAGGTGTCAGTCGCACTGAAGAGCGGTGGCGCACCCGCCGCGGCCCAGTCCAACTTCTCTCTGCAGAAGATGTTCGCAGTGAACTACAACATCCTGCGCATCCAGAGCGGCATGGGCGGCCTTGCTTTCTCCAACTAGAGAAACCGCAAGTTTCTCAAGCAAAATGCAAAAAGAATGCTTCGGCATCCACAAAAATACGGGCTTCGGCCCCAAGAACGTTCAAGGTTCTTGGAGTCGGAACTAATTAATCAGGTTTCTTTTGCTATTTGGGATGGCACTATTTTTTCAAGTTCACACTTTAGTTTTGTCGAAATACGGGTCTGATCCCGAGACTTTAATGTAGGTCTAAAAGTTTTCAGATTAATGGCGTATTCATTAGTTCTGAAAATCATAATTGGGGTTTGGCCAACTAGCATTGATCTCCTCCTATAATCATTTGCTGGACAGGATTGAGCTACCAACTTCATCTGCAATTTTTGAAGCTACATTGTTCCAGAAGTCTTGGTCCATTTTCTATTTTACTGAAAAGCGTCTTTCGTTTTTATTGCTAGGAAGATGGCCATGAACAGGAATATCGTTGCGAAAATGAACTGAGGGGTGTCCTGCGGCTTCTTCGAGCCCGCGTCAACCATACTGGTCACTGACAGAGTGAACATAGTAAGGGTCAGCAGAGCGCCTATCATTTTAGTTGTCCAGTTAAAGTCCATGCCCGACATTTAATAATAGGTACTAAAATAAATGAGCACTCCTGAGGAAATTGCCGCGCAACTAGACCCACCACAAGATGTTAAGGGATCTAAATTGACTACATGGGTCATGGATCAAATAGGACGTACAGATATCGGTCTAGGACTTTCTGTTGTCGCCCTGATCATAGAAAAACGTCAAATGGATTTTGCATTGAATTCACTTCGCAAATTGAAATTCAATAACCCATGTGACATTATCAGAGAGGTGAAGACCATAGCTATCGAGGTAGAGGTGGAAAATTTCGATAAATTTGTTACTTCAATTCTTGTGAAATATGCTGAAGAATTCAAACATTCAGAACTCGAACTCATGTTGGAACATAACTTAGTTAAGCATATCCTGCCCCACGATAGTTTGACCGGTACAGGTTGTTTGCCCTGTACGCCCCGGCTCCGCCGCCGGTAGCCGGCACGCGCATCACGGCGTACCACAGACCAAACAGGAACAGACCGAAGAGCATAAGGCTGAGAGCCTTTGAAATCGAGACTGGCTTGGTCTTTTCGTCCTTGTTCAAAAAGATCTGAACTCCCGTAATAAGGAGAAAGGCTGCCACGACGAGTATGATGCCATCCTGAAGTTCCTTTACTGGGGACGACATTTATTAATTAAGGATATTTTATTTGGTTCGGGTAGTATGAACTTTACGTTTCTTTTCGATAGCCACTCACATCATGTACCTCCAGATGAAGTTGAATTGCCAGATGACTGGAAGGAGTTCGAGGCGGTGCTTGGAGACCGGAAGAAGGAATACATTTCTATGAAACACCAGGTAGCTGCTTTGTACGCCGAGTTGGCACTGAAAACTCGGCAGCTTGAAAGCCTCCATAAACTTCAAGAAAAGCTGGAGGGTAGTGATGACTTAAAGGCTAAGATGTCTGATATGATATACAGCTTCGAGACAGAACAAGACATCCCAGCAATCAAGCAGAATATAGCCGCCCTATCAGGTAAGGTTCTGGCGGTCGAGAAGGTGCTCGTGAACACGAACGCGGTCCAGTACGCAAAGTTCCAATGCTTTGTATGTATGGAGAGATATGTTGATTTGTTTTTGGATCCATGTGGTCATATGATGTGTGAAGCATGCTGGTTGAATACTAAATCGAAAAATTGCCCAGGTTGCAGGACGGTGGTGAAGTCCCCGAAGAAGATATTTACGCTAAACTAGCAGTAGCGTAGGAGAGTGGTCAAATCCGTTGCACTTAAGATGCAATACCTTAGAGTTTCGCGGGTTCGAACCCCGCCGCTACTATACAGTTCTAGTAACTCAGTTTGGTTTAGAGTGCGGGTCTTATGAGCCCGAAGTCGCGGGTTCGACCCCCGCCTAGAACACATGGCCCTGTGGCATAATCGGATAATGCGTCAGCCTTCTACTCAAGAGACAATGTCTCTTTTCGTCAGCGAGCTGAAGATTGCGGGTTCGACCCCCGCCAGGGTCATAAAGGGATGAAACTCTAGAGTAATAGTATGAAAAATGCCTCGTCGCTACACTTCTCCGGACGGCTTTGAACTTCTGGTCGGCCTTGACGCCACTGAGAATGAAAAGCTCTCCCTTCGCGTAGCCAGGTCCCACGATCTCTGGTTCCACGCGCACGAATGCCCAGGAGCGCATGTCCTCTTGCGCGTGCCCAAAGGCGGGCGTGTATCTGAGGATGATATTCACTGGGCTGCAGGCGTTGCAGCGTGGTACAGTAAACAAAAGGGGCCTGGACGGGTCAAGGTGACATGCGCCTTGGGTGCCGACATTTCTCGTGGGCCCCCGAAATCGGCCCGTGGAACCGTGACGTGTATGTCGAATAAGGTTATATCCGTAAGGTGCGTTATTCCCACGTAAATAAACCATAGGCTAATAATAGCTGACCTTAGCTCAATTGGTAGAGCGAAAGACTGTAGAGCAAGTCTCTGCTTAGGATGTTCAGTCATCTTTAGGTCGCTGGTTCGATTCCGGCAGGTCAGACAGAGCCCCCGTAGCTCAATTGGTAGAGCACACGTTTAGTAAGCGTGAGGTATTGAGATCAAAACTCAACGGGAGCACCATGGTTCCATAGTATAACGGTTAGTACACAGGACTCTGACTCCTGTGATGGGAGTTCAATTCTCCCTGGAACCTTCCTCTGTAACTCAGCTGGTTAGAGTGTCAGGCTGTTAACCTGAAAGTCGCAGGTTCGATCCCTGCCGGAGGAGCTTTTAAATTGAACGGTACTTTAATTTAAAAACTCTTGTATATTTAATGCCAGTAGATTGCCCTGACGGTATACATGAATGTTCTGACGGTACTTCATGTGGCGCGAGTAATTGGTGCATACCCACGGGTAGGACGCAATGTGGAACTTCAGTATATTCGTGCCCGTCAGGGACGACGACGTGTACACTTTCGGGAACTTCATGGACATGCCCTTATATCTCTCAGCCTCCTCCGCCTACGACCC